TTTGCATCGACCTGGTGGACGGCATAGCGGCCACCACCGTCAGGCACTTCACCCACGCTGCTGGGGTACTGCGAGCACAGCACGTTGTCCACGTAGTAGGTGCCGGCAGTGTGCCCGCTGACACCCAGGCAGGTGCGCGCGTAGACGGTGCCGGCTGGGGCTGTGCCGACCACGTAGGAGCCGGTCGTTGTCGTGCCGGTGACCTGGTTGCCGGCCGTGCTGCCGATCTCCACGCCGGCAGCGTTGCACCAGCTGATGTAGACCCAGCACGCGCCGTTGGCACCCACTGCCTTGATGAGGCCCTGCGCCTTGTAGACCTGGCCCGGAAGGCATGCGGCCAAGCCAGCGTTCCGGTATGCGCCGCTCCCTGCCCCGGCGGCGTGCATGGCCGAGTTGGGACCCACGCCCGGCGTGTTGCCGGCGGTGTCGATGGTCCAGCCTGAGCCCGCATCTGCCGTCCAGCCGTAACCGGTCGGCGCGATGTCGAAGCCGCCGTTGATCACCGGCAACTGGGTGACTTGACCGACGGCCGTGTTCGCATTGTTGCTGATTGCCCCAACGTTGGTGCCGGTACCGCTGAACACGGCCGTGTAGGCGCTCCAGCCGGCCGAAACCACCGCGCCGCGCGAGCGCAGGCGGTAGTAGTAGGTCGCGCCGGTGGTGAAGTGGTGCACGTAGGACGTGCTGGTCGGGCCGACCTGTGCCAGCACCGTCCAAGGGCCCCCGCTCGCCGTGGCGTACTCGATCGACGTGCAGCCTACCGCCGCCGGGTTGGGGTTCGACCAGGTGATGCTGTTGCCGTCGGCCACGCCCGTCACCGCGGGACTGGCCGGCGTGACCGGCACGTCGGGCAGCTCGATGTTCGTGCCGACGACGTAGGCGTAGGCGGTCTCGTCGGCCAGCGTGCGGCCGCCCTTCCCGAACACGTTGAAGCTGACGAACTTGAGGTAGACCGTCTGGCCGATCTGCGAGGGATCGACCGGGATGCGCAGGATGTTCTCGTCCAGGCGCACGAACGGAGCGTTGACGGCGTGGGAAGCGATTGCCGATCCGTAGCCGCCGCGGCGCAGGTAGCCGAGCGTGTAGCTCGGGCCGCTGGCCAGCGTGGCGGTCTGGTAGGCGATGATCTCATTGTCGATCATCGCCAGGGTGATGAACTGGTCGGCGTCGGCCTGGGTGCCGCCCAGCAGTTGCACCGGTCCGTTAAGCAGCACGTTGGGTGCGCTGGTCGTGTCCGGGTCGGCCACAGACGGCAGCGCGTTGGACAGCACGCCATAAGCCGCTCGACGGCTGTGCGTAGCCAGGTAGGTGTAGCTGGTGCCGTCATGGCTCAGGTACACGTCGCAGCCGGCCCATAGCGGGTCGTTGCCCGAGAGCGCGCACCAGATTTCCGGCTGGCTGTTCGAGACCAGGAACCCCGGGCCGCGGAACAGGTAGGGACCGTCCACCGGGCCAGGGTCGACATTGGGGTCGACTGTGGTGCCTGCGTTGGGCTGCGTGGCGTAGGTGCTGGCGTGGCTGACGCCCTCGGGGAACTCTTCAGCCACAATCGACAGCAGGCCGTGCTCATCCTCGGACACTTCCGTGACGCGCACGGGCGTCAGGTAGAGCCCAGTATTGGCATCGGTCAGGGTCACGATGTCCATGGGCTCCAGGTAGCAGTAGCGCCACGAGAGCTGGAACTCGTAGGTGTTGCGCACGTAGTAGGTTCGCTGGAGCAGGTTCTGCGCCACCAGGCGCGCAACGCCGCCGTCGGTGATCATGTCCACCGAGTCCGAGTGGTCCGCGCGTGCCCCAGTGCCCACCACGTCCTGGTCGATCGAGGCGACCACCGTGCCGGTGTGGTAGGTGTTCGCCCGGTCCTTGAACTCCACGCGCTGAATGTTCATCGCGTCGGCCGGCGCAATGCGCTTGACCGTCACCGGGTCGCCAGGGCCGTTGGTGATGAAGTCGTCGCGACCGAGATCAGCCACCGCCGTGAGGTTGGGCGTATAGGTCACGCCGTTCCCGGTGATGGTGGTGTCGCCGTAGGGCACCACCTTCAGCTGGCCTTCGCTGAAGAACGCCGCGCTATTGGCGTATTTGATCAGGTCGTCGATGATCTGCTGGGCCGGGCTCTGGGTGCTGTAGACCGGCGAGAAGAACAGCCCTGCGGCGGTGCAGTAGTTCCTGAAAGCGGTCAGGTCGCCCAGCGCGTTGAACTGCACGCCGATCTGCGTATCGGTGCAGATGGCGGTGACGATGTCGGCCGGGTTGGCGTCCTTGACCGACGCGCTGAACTGGTTGCGCCCGTCCACTTCGAAGTTGTAGTTGGGCAAGGACGCCGAGCTGCCCAGATCCTTGTTCTGGAACGCGACCAGCACCGTGCCGGAGTAGCCCAACGCCGCGCTGCCGGACAGGTGCGACCACGCGGCCTGCCCCTGCCCGCCACTGAAAGCCAGGCCGCCGACCTTGCTCAGCGTGGTGACGCTGCTTCCGTCATAGACGCTGACGATGGCGCCCACGCCCTCGAACAGGCCCAGCTGGTAGCTGCATGCGTAGGTGTAGGAGGTGCTCGACTGGCCGCCGCCGCCGCCCTTGCCGCCCTGCTTCTGCGTGTGCGCGATGGCCTGGAAATCGCCATACCAGATGACGTTGCCAGCCAGCTTGTTGCGCCCGAACACCACCGGGAGCGGCGCGCCGTACTGGGCGCCTTGCAGGTCGATGCCCATGGCGCGCGTAGGCGTCTGCGCCGCGGACTTATGGCCGCCACCAAATAGGCTCACGCTCGGATTCTCCAGAAGCAGGGGGCGCGATCCGCCCAGCGGCGAACCTCGGCGCGTTCCACGCAGCCCGCTTCCTGGCCAGCGTGGATCATGGTCAATTCGGGCTCGATCTGGTCGATCAAGCCGCCGTGCGAGTAGCAGCGGCCGAACTGGAAAAGCACGAGGTCGCCGGGCTGCGGTGTGTCCACCGGCTGGGCGAACCGCTCCACCCAGCCCAGGTACTTTTCCTCGCTGCGGTGCAAATGCCAGTCCGGCGCGTAGGGGCGCGGCTCGACATCGGAGGGGATCAGACTTAGCGCGGTGAACACCCGCACCGGCAGCATCGCGCAGTCCACTCCCACGCCCAGCACATCAGCCTGGTGCCGATAGGGCGTGCCGAGCCAGCGCCGCGCCTCGGCGACGATGGCCTCTCCGGTCGTCATGGCTTACTGCAGGTCGAAGCGATTGTTCTGCCCGCCGCCGCCACGACCCACGCCGCCCGGGCCGATGCCCGCGCCGCCGCCGCTGGTGTTGTTCGGCGCGTTGCCGCCCATCTCGATCACCTCGGGTGTGGGGACGTAAGGGAAGCCGCGGAAGTGCGGTAGGTTGGCGAACTTGGCCGAGCAGGTGGCCTGTGTCTTGTCGCACCCCGGGTACGCGGTGAAGGTGTCGCCCGCCGCGCATGCGCCGGGCAGCGGATAGAGCAGCGTCAGCACGCCGCCGCTGAAGTCCTTGACCGACCGGGTGAGCCCAGCATTGGCGCCCGAGGTGATGACCACGTAGCCCTGCGCAAAGTAGCCGGAGGCTTGCGTGAGGCCTGTCGCTGTGATGCTGGTTACCGTGCTGCCGGTCGTGGTGGCGGCGACCGCATAGCTCGCCTTCGCCAGCCCGCAGTTGGTGTCGAACAGGGCGTTATTGCACTGCGGCAGGAAGTAGTTACGAGGGAACGCGGCGTTCAGATATACCAGGTCGCTCGATACGTTGAGCGTGACCTTGCCCGAGCCGGCCGAGACATCAGCCACCGTGCCAGTGAACAGGTTCACGATGCCGCGGGAGGTATCCGCGAGGCTCGGCGTGAGAAACTTGTCCACCTGCACGCGCGCGCCATCGAAGCCGCCGGCGTTGGCGAACGCGCCCGGGGTCTTGGACTGGATGCGCGTGTCGCCGTCGTAGAGGATGTCCACCTGCAGGCTTTCCACCTGCAACCCGATCGCGAGCTTGATCGGTCCGCGCCCCAGGCCGGGCACCGTGCTGCCTTCGCTGGCGTGCAGGTAGGTGTTGCCGCCGTAGGTGATGTCTACCGGCGCGTCGGTGTAGTAGAGCACCGTGCCCGAGAGCAGCGTGATCGTGTAGAGGTCGGCCACCATCAACGATTGCGCGCTGGTGAGCATCGACTTGAAGCCGGCGCTGACGGTCTTCATCGCACCGTCCGCATGGTCACGGTCTGCACCTCGTACATCTGGTTTAGCATCTGGTTGAACTCCAGCTTGTCGTCCACGAAGCGCACCGTGAAGGGGCTGGCCGGGTCGTTGGGCACGTTGAGATAGAACGGCGTCAGGCTGCCCTGCTGGCCGTCGAAGAAGCTCTGGAACGATTGGAAGTCGGCCTGCGAGAGATAGGCGAACGTCAGGTCGAACTCGTAGACCGCGGCGGTCCAGCGCCCGGTGCGGAACTCCGCGCCGGAGGCGGACGTCTCCACGTCGGTGGACCACAGCGACCGCTTCTTGATGTCCCAGGTCACGCCCGGGAAGGTGGGGAAAGTGTTGTAGCTCATCGCACCCCCAGCATGTGGCCGCGGCGCCCGGCCAGCTTCACCGCGCTGGCGATGGCGCCGGGGTTACGCCGCAAGTAGTCCTTGAAGCTGCGCGGGTCGGTGGTGTGGAGATGGACCTGGGGCGCGCCACCCTGCCCGTCCTTGGCCATCTGGCGCACGCCATCGGCCAGCGGCTTGGGCAGCACCATTTCGTCCTTGTGCAGCTCGGTCATCGCCCCATCGAAGGGCACGCGATCCCAGCCGCCACGCGCCGAAGCGATGGACGCGGAGAAGGCCTCGATGCCGGCGAAGGCCACGCCGGCGGCAATGGGCGCCAGCACTGGGCCGACATAAGGGATGCCGACGATGGCCTGGTAGGCCTTGGCCGCACCGGTCGCGGCCGCGGTGGTGATCTGGCTCTTGCCCGTCGCTGCGTCCGTCACCTTCGACTGCACGGCCGCCGCAGCCTCGATCGTGCCGCGCGCCGCCGTGCCGGTCGCCGTCGCGGTCGTCTTGGCCGCCTCGTTCGCCGCATGGTTGACGACGATCTCGATGCCCTTCTGGATGTACTCGGCGGCCACCGACTGAAGTACGCGCTGCGTGGCCTGGCGCCAGTTGAGGGTGCCCTGTATGAAGCCATTGATGACGCCCTGGAACGCCTGGCTGATCGGGCGCAGGCGCTCCTGCCACATGTGCAGGTTGTCATCGGCCGCTTTCTTGGCCAACGCCGCCATCTGCTGGTCGTGGCGCTGCTGTGCGGCGACCTCCTGCTGGCGCACGCGCTCGGCTGCCGCGGCGGACTGCTGCCGGCTCACCTCGACCTGGTGCTCGAGCGTAGCGACCTGCGCATAGGCCTGCGCATACTCGGCCGTGCCGGCCTTGAGCGTGGCGAGCTTGTCCTGCCAGAACTTCAGTTCGAACTGCGTGCGCTGGTCGTAGGAGACCTTCTCCAGCGATTCCTGGATGGCGAGCTGCTCTTGCAGCGACTGCGTGTGCTCGGCAGGCCCGCGGCGCTCCTTCTCGGACTTGTCGGGCTTCATGTGGTCGTGCGTGTACTGAGTGACTTTCGCCTCTTCCGCCGCCTTGGCCTGCTCGGCCTGCTGCGTCTTGGCGAGCTCGGCCTGCAGCTGCTTCTGCAGGTCGATGGTCCGCTGGATCTCCGGGTTCTGCTTGCCAGCGTCCGTGGTTTCCCAGCCGACGTGCCCGGCCTTGACGTTGAACTTGACCCATCCCTGCTTCTGCCAGTCGAGCAGCTCGTCCTGGATGCTGCCGATCTTGTCCTGCAGCGTATCGGCCTTGCCGATGTTGAGCATCTGGTCCCAGGCCCAACTGGCGCTCTCGCCCACCGACCGCCATGCGCGCGAAAGCGTGCCGAGGTTCTCGTCGATCTGCTTGGCGCTTTCGTCCAGCTTCTTCGTGTAGGCCTCCGTGGCCACCTTGGCCGCCCCCTGCGTGTCGCCCTGCTCCTGCAGCGCCTTGATCTGGTCGAAGATGGCGATGGTGAGGAAGTGGTAGCGGTCGTTCAGCGCGACGACGGCCTGGAGCGGCTTTTCCTGCAGCTTGACGAAGGCCTCGACGGTCTGGTCGATGCTCTCGCCCGTGATTCGGCTCATCTGCACGGCCGCCTGCGCGACCTGTTCCAGCTGGTCGCCGGCGACCTTGCCGCTGCTCACCAACGCCAGGAGCGCTTCGCGCGCGTGGGCGTAGTTGCCGGTGGCGTCGCCCACGCGCTCGGCCATGGCCTGCAGCTCGCCGGACGTGACGCCCGCCGCACCGCCGGTCATGATGACGGCCGCCGTGAACTTTGCCTGTTCCTCGGCGCCGGCCACCGCCGCCGCAGTAACCGCCGCAATCGCACCGACGACACCCAGGATGTACGGGCCGATGCCGCTGAAGGCGTACTTCAGCAGATCCATGCGGTTGGCGAGGGTGATCGTGGAGCCTTCGAGGCGCGTCCAATTGCCACGCAGCGCTTCGCCGGTCAGCACCCCAAGCTCTCGTGCCACGCCGCCGTTGATCACCATCGCTTCGGTGTTCGCGTCGGTTGCCGCGGTCGCTGCATCGGTTGCCGCCGTGACGCGCTCTTCCGCTTCGGCGAGATCGGAGGCACCGGCCATCTGCGCGTTCTGCGCGTTGATCGCCGCGGCGGTTGCGTCCAGCTGTACGTCCGTGGCCTCGACGCGCAGGCCCATACGCTCGGCCAGGCTGCGCTCGCTCTCGCCAAGCGTGGCGTCCGCCGCAGCCTGCTCCAGCGACGCGGCAACCATCGCCTTGAGGCGTTCGGCGGCCGCCTCTGCCGACTCGCCGATGCTGGCATGGGCCGTCTGGATCACCGCGGCCGATTCCGCCGCCGAGGCGGCCATGGCTTCGCTCGACACGGCGACCGATTCGGCGGCCTGCTCCATGCCCGCCTTGAGTTCGCCCAGTTCCGCGGTGAGCAGAACCTTGATTTCGTTGTCGGCGGCCATGGGTTTCCTGCGGGCAATAAAAAACCCCGCCGGAGCGGGGTTCTGGGTGATCTGCGGTGGGATTCCGCGTTACGTGGCGTGGCTCGCTGAGAGGTCCGAACTGCAGTGCTTGCACTTGATCGCCTGGATCCGGATGGGCTCGGCGCAGTACGGGCAGGCACGCATCCCTTCGTCCTCTGCGGTCGCCTCGACCTCTGCCGGCTTGGGCAGGCTAAAGGCCCACACCAGCGCCACCACCCAGCCGAGCACGGTCCAGCCGAGGAAGAAGTTCAGCACGCCGATACCGGTGGCGCTCGGGTGCTTGAACACGCCCGCGATGATCGCCGGCATGAAATACATGACCACCGATCCGACCATGAAAAGCACCGCACACACGGCGGCGAGGCCGTTGTTGCCGCTGCCGATGGCATAGGTGATCAGCAGAAAGACCGCCAGGAGCAGGATCAGGCCAAAGGTACCGCCCTGCGGTCCTCGCTTGTTCTTGTTGTCCATAACCGCCCCGTTCGCTGTCGAATGGCGCGATCCTACCCCTGCCCCGCCATCGCCGCCACCAGGTCGTCGAACTCGCCCTCGTCCTTGGGCTTGCCGCTGATGCCCAGATACCCCTGCACCATCCATTGCAGGGGCGGGTGCTCGCGCCAGCCCTCCTGAAGATCCGCCACGTCCTGCCAGGTCAGCCGTTCGAGGATGTCGTCGGGCCACCATCCGGTGGCGGAATGGATGACGCCGACGAGTCGGGCGCGGGAGACCGGCTCGGCGTCGCCGGACTCGCCTCCAAAGGGCGGCCGGTGAACCCCGACTGGCCGAACATCGCCGAGACCATCGGGGCCAGGCTGGTGAAGTCCACCTGCTCGGCGAACTGGTCGGCGGTCAGGTCGGGGTAGTTGCGCTGGATGACCGCCAGCAGCACGGCGCTGGCCGCCTTGGCGTAATCGGCGATCGAATGCGCTGCGGGGTTCTGCAGCACGCCCACCTGCTCTTCGAACTGGAAGAACAGGCGCAAGTTGAGCGGCGGCACCGTGTAGTCCGTGCCGCCCAGGTTGACGTTGATGCCGGGAATCATCCGGTTACTCCGAGACGTATGGGGTGATGACGCGCCCGGCCGAGTCGGCGAAGGCGGTGAAGTCGATCTCGGTGATGCCCCAGTCGGCCATCTTGGTCGGCAAGGTCAGCTTGGAGCTGATGCACGACCAGAGCTTGAGCGCCTCCTGCTGGCCGTTGTAGGCGCGCTGGACGATGATCGAGAACGTCGGCTGCACGCCCTGCAGCGGGTTTCCGACGGTGATGGTCTGGCCCGACGCGGCGACCGTCTTGGTGTAGCTGATCAGCACGTTGGCACTGGCATCGGTCGCGGCGAAGGTGTAGACGCCGGCCGCGACGCTGTACTGGCCCTGCGTCGGGGCGCTGGCGACCTTCTTGAGCGGCAGGCCGGTGTTGGCGTAGAGCACGCCCTCGTCGTCGACGAACGTCGCTGCGCCGGCTACCGTGACGGTGTAGGTGCTCGCCGCCGGCACTGCAGCGGCTTCCTGGTAAACCAGTTGCGTGGTGCCCGCGGCCATCGTGCCGCCGAAGAACAGATCGTTGTAGAGCTGGCCGTTGACCTGCCCCACCTTGGCCTTGCCCGTGATCTTCATCTGGGCGGCGCCGACGGCAACCGGGAACTGCTGCTGGCCGTAGAGCTCCTTGACCGTGCGCGAGATGTCCAGCGAGACATCCTGCAGGGTGCCGAACTGGATGGGGGTGGAATTGGCGGCGGTGTTGGTCGCGAACAGCAGACCGGAGCCGAAAGAACGCTGAGCCATGACGGTTACTCCTTGACGGCGGGGTTTGCCACGGCGTCGGCGACGTGCTGAATCAGCGCGGCCTTGTCGTCGGCGGATAGGGGTGCGGTGCCGGCCCGGACGTGCCGGTGAAAGTGGGCGGCGTACCAGCGCTCGATGGCGGCTAGTGCGGGATGCAGCGCGGCCTCGACGGCCTGTTCGGCGCGCGTCAGCAACGCTTCGCCCTCCGCCAGCGCGGATGCGGTGTCTTTGTTCACGGAATGGCCTCCTAGAAGCCGGGCAGGACGAGGGTGATGGGCAGGACGGCCACGGCGCGGTTGCCGAGCGCGCCCTCGAATACTTGGATGGATCCGTCGATCGCGGCGTACTCGACCAGGCCGCCGAGCGTCTGTTTGTCGGCGTACGGCGGCGGCGCCAGTGCAGCGACGGCCGCGTCGATCATGGCGTTGAGGCCGACGGATGGCGCCGAGGTCGGATCGTCGTCGTAGGCATACAGCAGCCAGTCGGCGCGCCAGGTGTTGGTGGTCGGGTTGGCGCCGGTGAAGCGCGCGTCCTGCTGGCCTTGAAGCTGGAACGCGGCCGGCAACTGCTCCGGCTGCATGTCCTGCACGTTCTGCAGGCGCCGGCTGACCGTGACCAATCCGGGGACGGCCTGCAGCTTGGCGAACAGTGTCGCGTAGACGGCTTCGCGTGTCGCGCGGCTCATGCGATCGCCTCACGCACGGCAGCGCGCAGTTCGGCGATGCCCTCGGGCGCCTGCTCGCGCAGGGAGCTGCGCATGTAGCTTCTCTCGGGCAGGTTGATGTAGCTCGAATGCTGGTTCACCAGCACCTCGCGAGGGGTCGCCATCGGCTTGCCCCAGGCCATGGTCTGCATGCGGTGATAGGCCGACACGACGACGTTGCGCTGCATTCCGTACTCGTGCGCCTTCGCGTACGGCACATCGAGCCCAGCCCGGGCGCCGCCACTGACCGTGTCGGCCGTCTCGCGCTTGTCCGGGTAGACGGAACTCGACAGGTTGCCGCTGCGCCGGTGCAACGGGTTGCCGGAAAGCTTGTTCATCTTGATGTAGCCGGCCAGCTCGGTCGCCCACATGTCGAGGGAAGACTTGGCCGCGGCGCGTACCTTGCCGGTGGTTGCCTCGAGCTTGGTCAGGAGCGCGGTGTCGCCGGTGATCTCCAGTCCGATCATGGCACCGTCCACCACACGCGCTGCTTGAGCGCCGTCTTGGCCGCAGCCGGCATGTCCGCCTGGCTGTAGCTGATGGTCTGCTGCGTGCCGAGCGTTTCGCTGGCCTTGTCGATCCGGTCGCGCTTGGCGAAATGGTGGGCCACACACTCGATGCACGCCTGCGCCACGTCGCCGGGCACCGCGGCATAGCCGGCCGTGTAGGTGACCACGACGTTCTGCACACCCCGGTTGAAGCAGTAGCCGCGCAGGTACAGCGTGCCTTCGTCGAACACGTAGCCGCTGCTGAGGTCACCCGCAGCGGCCGGCACGTTCTGCCCGTCGATCGTGACCGACGCCACGGCGGTGACCGGACCGTTGGCGAGGAACAGGCGGTAGCCCCCATTTCCGTTTCGCCGGTCGGTATAGCTGGCGCTGGCGAACGTGCGGTTGCAGTAGCTTTCGATCGCCGCCGACACGTTGCCGATCAGCGTTTCGAGCACAGCATCGGTGGCGCTCGTGGTCAGGCCCAAGTACGCCTTCACGTCGGCCAGGGCGCACAGCATGGTCAGACGACCGCCTTGGCGCCGCCGCGATGCTCGGTCGCGACCTTGCGGGCAAAGGCCACTGCCGATGCCGCGCCAGCGAGCTTGCCCTGCACCGCGGCAAGGTCGAACTGGTCGTAGTTGGCGTCCAGCGGTGCTGGCAGCAGATTGGCAGTCACCAGGCGCTTGAAGACGTCTGCCGTGCGGTGGTCGGCATCGAGCCCGAACGCATCGCCCACGGCTTGGCGGTTGATGGGGTTGCTCATGGCTGCACCTCGTCGGGGATGTCACCCACGGCGGTGAAGCCCTGGCCGATCAGCTGGCCGTAAGCCTCCACCGGGACGGTGAACACGCCCTTCTTGTCGGCGCTATACGTCTCGCCGGCAAAGGACAGGGTCTGGGCGCAGGCCTCGGGGCCGCGCATCTTGATGTCGGACATAGAGAACTCCTTGGGGGAAAGCGGGCGACGTGTGCCGCCCGCTTCAGGTGCCGATCAATCAGCCGTTGCCGATGCCCGAGATGATGCCCATGGCGAACGGGGCATACACCGCGAGCACTTCCTCGGCGTAGATGCCGTGCTGGTAGCTGCGGGTCACCAGCGGCCATTCGATTTCGTACCAGTCGCGCCGGCACTTCATCTCAGCCACGTTCGGCACTTCGTTCGACTGGTACTGCGCCGGCAGGTTGTCCGCCCAGGCGATCAGGCATCCGGCGGGCACGTCCGGGTGGAGCAGGATCGGGATCATCACGCCGCCGCCGAGCGCCCACGGGTTGTAGTAGTGGCTGACCACGTTGCCCGCGACGACCGCGCCCGGCTCGCCCAGGCTGATGTTCTGGCGCAGCAGGGAGCCGCTAGTGCCGGTGAGCACCTTGTTGGTGATGTTCTGCTGCTCCTGGCTGTTGACGTAGATGACCGTCGGGGACAGCTGGTACTGATCCCACATGGCCTTCAGCATCACGTCGATCTCGTTCACCGAGCCGCGCGAGGAAGCGGTCAGGAACGCGCCGCTGAGCTGCTTCACGTAGGCGTTGTTCGCCGGGTTCAGCGCGGTAGTCAGCAGGCCGTCGAAGGCCAGCGCGGCGTTGCGGCTGTTGTCGCCGGTGATCGCGGTCGCGGCCTGGTTGCCGCCGGCCAGCGGGGCGGAGAACGTGGCGGTCGGCACGGTGGTGATCGCCTGCAGCGTTTCGCTGCCCGCGGCGCCCACGTACCAGGCGAAGCCCAGCGCGCCCTGCGTCGGAACAACCGAGGCGGTGAGCGTCTGGCCCAGCGTGACTGCCTGCGTGGCGTTGGCCGACTTGTTGCCCGAGCCACCGGACAGCGTGTAGGTCTGGCCGTCCTGACCGGTGATCGTCTTGCTCGTGGCCACACCGGTGGCGCTGACGGACGAGTTCTTCAGGCCCTCGAAGGTCAGCTGCACGCAGATGACGCTGTAGGTCAGCGCCGGCAGGGTCGCACCGGTGCCGGCCGCGCTCAGCGTCGGCGTGGCGGAGGTGCCCAGCGCCAGCGAGGCGTTGCCGCCCAGGATCGCCATCTCTTCCTTGCGCATCGCCTTCTGCAGCAGGCGGATCGACGTGCGCGAACGCTCGTCTTCGAAGCCCTCGGCGGCGGACTGCGCCTCGAAGGTCAGCGCGGCTTCCTCACCCAGGGTGACGTAGCTGGCTGCCTTCGGGGTCGCGTTCAGGGTCATCGCGCCCGAGCGCTGGCCTTCCGGCACCCAGCCCATGGCGTCGAAGCCGGAGCCGAGCAGGCTGTTGACGACCTTCCAGTTGGTGGCCGGGCCGCCGTTGCCCTTCACGCGCGGGATCTTCTTGCCCAGGATCGTGATGAACGGATAGAGGTTCTTGGCCGGGGCCTGCAGGTCGTAGTTGACCAGGCCGGAGGCGGTGGTGACGGTGTTGCCGGCCTTGGCCAGCGGGCCGCCCTGGTAGACGCCCTTGAGCATGCCAAGGGTCTCGGTGGTGATGTCATTGCTCATGGGTCGCTCCAAAGAAAAAGCCGCCTTGCGGGCGGCCGGGGGTGAAACGAAAAAGCCGCCTCGTGGCGGCTTGGGTTCAGGGGTGAATCGGTGGCTCAGCGGCGGTGCGCGATCTTCATCAGCTTCAGCGCGGTCGCCTCGTGGTCGACGCTGCCGTCCTTGCGCATCACGGGGGAGTCGTCCAGATTGTTCATGCCCTCATGGCCGGCGTCGGCGTCCTTGTCCACGGGGACTACCTTAGCGAAGCCCTTGGGCGGCGCCGCCTTGGTCAGCAACTTGGCGTAGGCGGCGGAGACCTTCTCGAGCTTGCCGGCGAGCTCGTCGCGCTCGGTGGTGACCTTCTGCAGCGCGTCGTGCGCCTTGGCGAGGTCGTCGGCGGCCTTGGCGAGATCGCCAATGGGCGCGGCCAGCTCCATCACCTCGACCACTTCGGACGCCGGCGCGATCGCCTCGGCCACTTCCTCGGCGGCCATTGCCAGGAACGCATCGGCCAGCGGCTTGAGCGCGGCGCGCAGCTGGGCGGGCACCTTGCTGCCGTCACCTTCCCAGGCGGCCTCGTCCTCGCTGCGGTCGGTGATGCAGGAAAGCTGATCGAGCACCTCGGCGAAGGTGGCGACGGTCCACAGGCCCTTTTGCACCTGCTCCATGCCCAGCACCGCGCGGATCACGTTGCCGGCGTCGTCGGCGCCATCGACCATGGCCAGGCGCTCGGCCTGCGCGGTGTGGTCCTTGGCAACCGAATCGGCGACGACTTCGGCGACCGGCTCGGCGGGCGGGGCGATCTTGGCCAGCACCGCGGCGCGCTCGGCGTCGCTCAGGCCCGCAGCCCACTTCGCCAGCGCTTCGGCGTTGTCGGTGGTGGTCACGAACTTGCGCAGCTCTTGGGCGCCGTCGGCCTTGATCACGCTGAACTGCGCGTCGGGGTTGCACGGCAGGTCGACGATGCTCACCTCGACCGGGTCGGCGGTGTAGCGCTGCAGGCCGTCGTCGCCCTTCCACTTGCGGGCATAGCTGCCGCCGATGGAAAAGCCCGTGTAGCAGCCTTCGAGCACCTTCTGCCACTCGTTGTCGTCGACGATCTTGGCGCAGACGCTGATGGCCTTGGCCTCGTCGTCCATGTCCATCTGCTTGACCACGCCGGCCACGGCCGGGCTGTGCATCACGCGGACGTTGCCCACGCTCTTGCCGTCGGTTGCCTTGGCGATGCTGGTCGACCACTTCTCGAATAGCGGCTTGCTCGACTCGTAGTCGAAAATCTCGCCGGAGCGATCCAGCGCCTCGCTGGCAATGATGCCCTCGACGGTGCGGTCGGCCTCGTTGACCTTGGTCAGGCGCGCGAAAATCTGCATGGTTCAGTTCTCCGGGAGTTTGCGCTTGTACGCCGCATCACAGCGGCAACGCGGGTGCGCGAGGGGCGCAACATCGCCGCTCTGGAAGGGTTGATCGATCGGAATCCACTCTTGCTTCGCGTTTCGCTGGCAGGCGACGCAGATGCCCTCGTCGTTGGACAGGAGCCAGCGCTTGGCCTTCATGCCCACGGCGGTCGCGCCGATGTAGGCGCCCTTGCCTTGGGCGTCGCGCATCTCGGTGGTGGCGATCAGGGCGGCGCGGTCGGGGCTGAATGCGTAGGCGGTTTCCAGCAAGTCGGCAAGGCCGGTGTGGCTCGCGTCGTCCGCCAGCGCCTTGGCCAGCGTCTCGCGCACCATCTCGCGCGTCGCCTCGGCGAGCTTGCCGCCGGTGCCGTCGCTCGACAGCATCTCGGCCGCGTGCTCAGTCGCCCACTTCACCGCGTCGGGATCCTTGCCGCCGAAGATGGCCGCGACCGCCTCGGGCGAGGTCGACGTGATGTCCGGGTCGGTGACGATCAGGCGGGCCACCTGGTGCTTGGCGCCGTCGGCTGTCGTGGCAACCAGGGTGTCGCTGTAGTCGTCCCACGCCAGTGCCAGGCCGGAGGTGTCCAACTCGCTGATGTACTCGGCGAGCCACACGTCGTCTTTCGACGTGCCGTTGTCGCCGCCGCGCGTGCCATCGGCTGCTGTCTTGCCCAGCTTCTTGAGTGCCTTGATGGCGTCCTGCTTGACCACGTCCAGCGCCGCGGCGAAGGCGTCGCGCAGCGCCATCTCGGCGTTGGTCAGGGGCTCGGCGGCTTTGTGCAGGTCGCCGTGCGCGTGCTTTTCGGCCTTGTCATCGGGCTCGGGCGCCGGCTTGCCACCCTTCGGCGGCTGGTCCGGGTTGCTCGGGTCGACGGGTGCCACAGGCGGAGGCGGCGGGGCCATCACCTGCTCCAGCGGCACGGCGCCCGTGGCCGTAAAGATCAGGTAGGCATCGCCGCCCGGCTCGCTGATCGGGTCCTCGCCCAGCTTGGCGCGGATCTCGTTGATCGTGTACGCGCCCTGCTTCTGGTAGGTCGTCAGGATGGTCGCCTGCACGCCAGGGTCGAGTGACTCTTCCTCGATCCAGCGGAATTGGAGGTCCGGACAGCCCATGTGCACCTGGATCAGGTGGTCCATGACCTCCTTCACCCACACCATGAGCGGGGCAAGGCCTTCTTTCAGCGCCGCTTCCTGCTGCGTCTCGCTGGTGGATCGGTTCTGCTGCTTCACGAACGCTGTGGGCGGCAAGCTGAAGGCGTAGCAGACGACGCGGGCCAGCCACTCGTCGAACTCGTCCTTGAGCGGCGCGTCCTTGACCGACTCGACCTTCGTGCCGGCCGGCACAAACCGCACCTTGCGCTTGTACCCCTGGTCGCCCTCGATCACCGAATCCCAGTAGGCCTGGAACTGCTTGATCTGCTCGCCCGACCAGTCGGCCGGCAGCGAGGCGTAGGCCGCTGGCATGTTGCCCTCGGTGAAGTATTGCAGCTGGCTCGCCATGCGGCGCAGCGCGATATTCACCGTCAGGATGATCTGCTCGACGGGGCTGAAGCCGTAGAACTTGTGCACGCGCGGATTGCGAGGGGTGTAGACCAGCTCGTCGCTGGTGTAGTCCACCGCCGGGATGCCCTTGAGCACCTGTTGGTACGCCGGCGAGGGCGGCAACGGTCGGCGCCCGCCATCGTCGACCAGTGGCTTGATCGTCGTGCCGTCGATCAGCTCGAAGCCGAACAGTTCGCCATTGTTGCGCCGGCGCACGTACAGAGAGGGTGCGTCGGTGACCATCACCTCTTCCATGAGCATGCGCAGCCAGGACTGCCAGCTGTGCACGCCGTCGGGTCGCTTCAGCAGTGCCGTGATCGCCTTCTCGCGAGGATCGTTGGCGATTTCCTTGCTGTCATCCAGGCCGGTGACGGACCACACCATCGAGGCCATCTGGTCCTTGCGCGTCTCGATCGCAAGGCGCACCAGGTCGCAGCGGTCGGCCAGCGCACGAAGCTGCCCGAAGCTGGTCAGCTCCGTGACGCGCGGGGTGTAGGTGAGGTTGACGCCGACCGGATAGTCGAACTGACGCCCTGCAGCCCCTGGCGCCACCGGCGTGACGGGCTGATTGGGCGACATCCACGTGTCCGGCGTCACCCCGGCGATGGCGTAGCGCACCGCGGTCGACAGCCGCGACAGGAAGCCATGCTGCCGGGCAGCATTCGCCACCGGCGCAAGATCGGTTGTCTTGGCGCTGGCGGGGATCGGGGGCATGCGTCAGTCCTGTTTGCGTTGCGCTTCGGCGCGGTAGAAGTCGAGGATGCCGGTGGTGCCGGGCTGCACGAACTCGCCGAACGCGCGGCTCAGCGCGTCCACTTGGTCGTCGTGGTTGCCGTTGGGGAACACGCGCATTTCGGCCATCAGCGCGTCGTTCCATGGCGCACGAAGCATGGACACGTTGCCGACGTTCACCTGAGCCGCGAAGGGATCGGCGCGCGTCACCTTGTCGCCCGTCTCGGGGCTGGATTTGACCCGGTAGCCCTCAAGCATCCGGGTGAAGTGCAACACCTGCGTTTTGCCGGCTTGGCCGGGGTCCTGCGGGATCGAGATGCGTGGGGCCTTGCCGTCGCGCTCTGCCGTGTTCTTGAGCGCGGCTGAGACCTCGTCAGGGCCACCGCGTAGGCGGGCAATGTCGGCGATGTAGTAGCGCCCCGATCGCCCCCGCCCAAGCTTGCCGCCCACCGTCCAGTCCGGGTCGCTGCCGGGCTTGGGCACGCTGGCCGCCAAGTCCCAGCCGCGCACCCAGTCGATCTCGTCATCCAACGGAAGCGCGTCGACCACCTGCAGCGCGTCCGGCTTGAAGATGTTGCCTTCGCCCGGCGAAGGCGCCTGCTGGTACTGCCCGGCGAACGTGTAGGGCGATGCCGTTTGCATCCGCCGCAACGTCGCTATGTCGTGCTTGGCAGGCCACAGCGCCTTCCCTTCCGGACTGATAGCCGGCAGGCAGACGTGCTCCCAGTGCTCGCCGTTCCCTCCGTCCAGCAGCCAGCCCGCCAAGTCGCGCTCGTGCAGGCGCTGCATGATCAAGATAATCGGCGTGTCGGGCCCGTTCTTGCGGCTCTCCAGCGTGTTCTGGAACCAGTCGATCACGCCGTTGCGGATCACGTCCGACCGCGCCTCGTCAGCCTTGTGCGGGTCATCGATGATGATCGCGCCACCGAACCCTGGCCGATGCTTGCCAGCGCCGTAGCCGGTGATCGTGCCGCCCGCGCCGACCGCATAAACGCAGCCGCCGGCCGTTGTGCGCCATTCGTGCTTCGCAGCACTGTCCTGGCGCAACTCGGTGCCCGGAAACACTGCCCGGTAGGCGTCCGACTGCACCAGCTCCCGGGTCTGCCAGGCGTTGCCCGTGGCCAGCGTGCTCGAATAGCTCGTGTGGATGAACTCGGCGTCAGGCACCCTGCCCAGCGCCCATGCCATGAAATTGATCACCGCGAGCTCGGTCTTGGAGTACCGCGGGGGGATGTTGATGATCAGGCGCTTGCACTCGCCACGAAACACCCGCATCAGCGCATCGCAGATGATCCAGTGATGCTCGGCCCGCTGCCAGTCGTAGCCTTTGCGCTGGCGGAACATCCACCGGCTGAAGGCATACAAGCCGCCGCGAGCCAGCGCCTTGGCGCCTTCAACTTCGGCAGGCGTCAGTGCGTTCACGGCTCAAAACTTGTCGTCTGCGGACTTCGCGGCCTCCCGCAATTCCTCCGGGGTAAGTACCGGCAACGGCTGCTTGGTCGTGGTGGTCTGATCGATCGTCTGCGGCGCCTTGCCATAGCCGCGGTCGAGCAACTCCTTGGCCGCCGATACACGCGCAGCAGGCGGCATGTCCGAACCGCGCATGATCTGCGCCAGGGTGCAGACGGCCTCTTCCCCGTATTCCTGCGCCACCGCCTTCACGTCGGCGGTCACCTTGTTCGGGACGCCTTTGCGGGTGCCGCCGCCGGTCTTCTTACCCTTCGCCATCGCACTTGATCGCACTTTGGGCGCGCTTGGCCTTCTTCTCGCTCGTCCAGATGCGCACCTTGATGCCCTCCACGTCCTTGAACGCCTCGGTCGCCTCGGCAAAGGTCTTGCCGGATACGCGCTCACGGGCAGCGGCCAGCTCGGCGCGGAGTTGGTGGGTGTCGGTCATGGCTTCACCGGTATGCGCGCCACCATCTCATCGGCAGCGCGGTAAAGAAGTCGGGCAATCGCAGCGGTGTCGTTGCGCTGGGCAATCAACTTGAGTCCAGCGCCATCGGAGCGGATGAACACGCTCAGGCGGTCCAGGTGGCTGCACACGGTGACCAGGTTGGCCGCGGTGTCGTCCACCTTGGACAGGGTGTCAGTCATGCGGCGCCTCAAGCGGAGCCGGCACAGTCGGCATTACCGGCTCCTTGCGAGGCTTGCCGTCCCACAGGATCAGCGTCAGCACGAGGCCAACCCAGCACAGGCCGGCGAGGAAGAGGAAGGCGCGTTCCATGTCAGTGCCCTTGCGCCTTCACGGCTGCTTGGAGGCCACGGATTTGAGCGTCGGCTTCGGCGGCGAGTCGAACAAGATCGCCCGCACCTTGCTCTCGTAGTTGGGCGTCTGCATCAGGCTCGGCGCTACCGGCTGCGGCGCCGGGCACTTGGGCTGGACAGGTCCACTGCTTGCGCAGGCGGACAGTGCCAGCGCGCAGGTCAGCGATAGTGCGGTCAGCCTTGGCTTGGGCATCGGCCTTGTCCTGTTCGTACTGTTGAGCGATCGTGCTGAGCTGGGCGGCTTGCGCCTGCTCGGCGGCCTTGGCCTGCTCGGCAAACTTGGCGGCCTGGGCCTCGGTCACGGCGCGCTGCGCGGCGATGCCGGCCTCGTAGCGCGTATGGCCGTAGTACCAGCCGCCCGTGATGGCGAGCAGCACCAGCGCGAGGGCGGCGTAGATGCGGATCACGGCGTCACCGGCACGATCAGGCGCAACACGAAGCCACTCCACTGGTCGAATGTCGCAACGCCCGTGAACAGCGCGATGGACGCCACCGCGCACAGCCCGACAATGATCTTGGTCCGGCTGGTCATGGCGCTGCCTCACACATGGCGCGCTCAGCGGCGCGACGCTTGATCAGGCCCGGCAGCGGCTTGCCACCGGCATAGATCCACTTCGACAACTGCGCACAGGCTTGCGGCCATTGGCCGGCATTGGCGTACCTGCCCAGCGTTGAGCTGCACACGATCGCCGGGCCGATGTTGTAGGCCGCGTCCGTGAGCGCCGCCTCTTGGCCAGGCGTCATCGGAACACGGATGCAGCGATGCACGGCCTGATTCGCCGTCGCCATGTCCACTCGTAGCAACGACTCGCACTCGGCGGGCGCGTACTGGCGCTGCTCAACGCCACCTGTGTGGCCATAGCAAACGGTGAGCACGCCGGTCACATCGCGGTATGGCGTGGAACGGTGGCCCTCGTATGCAGCAGCCAGGCTCGCGGCAAGCACCACCGCGGCGGCTAGCCCGCCCTTACCCTGTACGCGCGGCACGCGATGCTAACCACGGCTTGATGATCCGCGACCACACCGTGAGGCAGATCATCAGGGCCGAATACGCAGCAGCTAGCACATACGACACCGTGTCCCAGTGAAAGCCAGCTAGCGAAGTGACAGCAACAGTCACTGGTGGCGCCACCTTGATGGCGTCGGTGATGTGATCAGCCTGCATTGCAGCCTCGCGTCAGTCAGTGCGGCGCGGGGCCGGCTTGATGGTGGCGACCTTGCCGTCGCCGGATGTTTCTACCTTGGGCCGTCCGTCCTTTGCCAGGATCTCGGACAGCAGGACCTCGGAGCCGTCAAGCAGCAGGCCGTAGGCGTGGCCGTCGTACACGTTCAGGCAGACGAGGCCATGGCGCTCACAGAGCGCGGCAGCATTCGGGAACCAGAACTCGCCGTCAGCGACCGACGTGCTCATGCTGCCCTCGCCCGAATCATGCCGACGCTCGCTATGGCTCGGCTGTAGATCCCGTGGGTACGGTCAATGTCGATCCGCTGCATCTGGCGCTTGGCGCGATAGCCGCTCGCCGCGTGCCACGCGTCGCCAGCAGCCAGCGTGTTGAACGCCTCGACTGTGCAGCCACGGTATTCCTGGTGCTTGGTGTGGTGGATATGGCCGGTCCACCAGTACCTGTGCTCGGTCTGCCCCCAGTCCTCAGCGCGGTCATGCGCCATGATGGACGGGAGCTCCTCCAGCTTGATCTTGTCGCCGTGTGTGATGCCGATCAGGTTGCGGCCGAACCGCTGATAGAAGAACTTGGCCGGCGACGTCTCGACCTCGACGCGAGGCTCGTTCGCGTAGTAGGCCGCGATGACCATTGCCATCCAGCCCGCCGAATCGGGGTTGTGGTTCCCCGGCGTGATGAAAACCTTGACCTTGCGGTGTTTCTGCAGCATCCGGCCAATGCAGTAGCGCATGGCATCCACCGCGACACGGATCACGCGCTGGTAACGCGTATCCACGTCTAACAGGTGGCCGCTGGCTGGCGTCATGTTGCTGCGGTTGTCCGCGTGCAGGTAGTCGCCAACATCCACCAGATAGCCCGTTTCGCTGTCCGGCGCCCCTGCCACGAGCAGATCAATAGCTGCCCGAAGATCAGCGGACGCGATCGACGTATCGAAGTCCTCGCCGCCCGTCTCGGCAGCCCATGCGTAGGCTCCGAAGTGCGCATCACCGATCATGTAGGACGACAGGCTGTCAGCGAGCAATAGCCGCTTCGGGGCCTTGATGGGCCTTGCCAGGCCGCTAACCTCTTGCACCAGCGAGGCGACTACCGCCTCCATGATCTTGCGCCGCGCCTCGGCATCCGCCGCCGACTTCACCCACTGCCCGGCAATCTTCCCTTCCCGGTCGTACAGCGTCGAAACGCCCTTGACCTGGAACCCTTCAGGCACCGTATGCGTCATACCGTGCTGGGGCGAGTAACCCTTCAGCGGCAGGCGCTTGGCGTATTTCTGCATCGTCGAGCGGGCCAGCCCTAGAGCCACGGCGGCCTTGTTGATGCTGCCGTGCTGCTCCAGCGCGGCAATCACCTGCTCGTCGGTGAGACTCACGCCGCAACGTCCGAACTGTCGTCGTCAACCGATTCCAGCCGATCGCGGAGGACTTCGGCGGGCTCGGGGAGCGGCTCGGGGTTGACCATCGCCAGAGCCTCATCGATAAGCAACCGCGAGTGGTACAGGTACTGCGTGGCCGTGCGCAGCTTAGCCTCGATCGGGCTTACCTCATGGGCAGGCGCGGGAGGCTCATCACTGACGGCCGCCTTGGTGAACGGCGGCATGTGCGCGTGCATACGTTCTCCAAAGGGCTTGCCGCGCCGGACGCCATGCACGAGGCATCTTCCCGGCTATCCACCTAGGGGCTTCGCGGCAAATTGAATAAGTGGCCGGTCTGCGTCAGGGGGAACGCACCCGGCCGGGTTGCCACGCGGGCAACAAAAAACCCCGCCAGGGAGGGACGGGGTTTCATGGGCCGCTCGAAGCGGCAGAACCATTGTAGAGGGGCAATCGGCAGTCAGGAAACTGCCGAATTCATCGCTCGGACCGCCGCCTGCAATTCGTCAGTGCAGCGCGTCAGAAGCCACTGGTAAACACCATCCCAGCGCGGGTAAGA